ACCAGCAGCACCACCTGTTTGAGATGCTTCAGTTACTAATTGTTTTGCCTGATTTTCCAATAGCATAGCCATTGTGTTGCGATCAGTTTCGCTTTTCATGCCCTCTAAAAGGCCAGACTTAACCCACTTAGAGCTAAGCTTTTTTGCGTCATCAGCAATTACTTTATACTGATTAGACGATTCTAAAAGTTGTTGTACGTTCATTTTGTTTAAAATTAAATTAATTATTTAATAATGTTTGCGAGTTTTTGCATTCTAGTAATTGCATCATTTGTTTCAACGATAGCTTTCTTAGGTGCAACACCAGCAGCTCTTGAAGCGAATCCGTAAGATTCTTTTATTGCTTGTTTAGGAGCAGCTGTTAAGTTAGCACTTAATGATTCAAATACAACTTTAGCTTCTTTAGCTGTAGTTGCTTTATCAAATGAAGCAATAACTTTTAATTTTTGTGATTCAGATAAATTCTTAGATTTGAAGATTTTATTAACATAAAGCAACTTAGCGTTTAATAAGTTAACTTCATTTAATTCATTACGAAGAGTATTGATAGTATCTACTGCTTCTTTCATTTCTTCTTTTTCTTCAGCTTCTGAAGTAGCACCAAATGCACGACCTTGAACGTGAGTTGTTAAAGGAGATAATCCTTTTTCTTTTCTACATTCATTGATAGCCATCCATTTAAGTGTATCTAGGTTTTTTACGTCTGTAATGCCTTTAGACTTAGCTAAATCCATTATTTCTTTTCCTTTTTGATCACATTCTGGAGGATTAGACATACCTAATTTTTGGCTTGCACTTTGAGCACCTTTTTTAATTGCGCCGCCGATTTTTCCGAAGATACCTTCTTCAAGTTCTTCTTCTTCACCTTCGCCTAAAGCGTCAAGTTCAGCTAATAACTCATCTAAATTAATTTCATCAGATTCTTCTTCGCCACCCATAGTCATTGGTTCTTCTCCAGCTTCTTCTTCAGCTTCCGCTTCAGGTCCTTCAGCTTCTTCAGCTTCAATTTCCTGAGTAACGATATCTTTAATAAGAGCTTTTAAATCTTCAACAGACATATCAGCAACGTTTTCGTCTTCTGATTCTTCGTCTTCAGATTCTTCTTTTTCATCTTTTTCTTTAGCTTCTTTAACGTAGCCTCTTTCAGTTCCTTTGATATCCATGTGAGGTTCTTCATCTGTGTAAGGTTCGCTGATTTCTTCTTCGTCAAGTTCTGCTAAAATTTCAGATAAATCGAAATCTTCATCCATGGATTCTTCATCCATTTCTTCTTCTAGATTGAAATCAAGATTTTCATCGCTATCATCTCCATGAGATGTAACAAATCCTTCTTCCATTTCTTCTTCGCCCATTGCTTCTTCTTCGTACTCCATTTCGTTTAACTTTGCAGCTAACATAGATTGTAATTTTGGAGTCAAAGCTTCTTCAAGAGCGGCTTTTGCGTTTGCTAACGCTGCTTCGCGAACGGCTTTAGCGTCGGCGATAGCCTCTTTAAATAGGTTTTTGTTTGACATAAAATGTTCTCCTTAAATTTATTTTTAGGAAGTAAGATTATTGGGAATCTTAATAGTGGGGTTGTAAAAATGCCGAGCTATCATGAGGATAAAAAAAGGATAGCTATTGTAGGCTATCCATAAATATATGTAGATACTAAAAACCGCGAGTGATTAACAAAGAGGACAAACGCCAGTTTGTGAACAAATAATTTCAGTTATTAATGAATTTACTTTACTATAGTCTTTAGTAGCTTTATATTGCTTACTTTCATTCATTGATGAAAGTTTATTAACTGGATGCATATATGCTTCTGGTGTACTTGGTACTGATACTAGATCCCAACATAATAATTCGAAATCATCTTGTACCTCAACCGTTTCACCTAATTGCTTAACAGAACCCATACCGCGTGATGATATACCTAATGGTATTCCAGCGCTTACTAATTCCATTGCAATTTTACCTGATGGTGTGTTTAATAATTCTAATTGACCCATCAAATCATTACCATCCCACCATACTTTTTTAATGTTGTGTGATACGTTTGATAAATTGATGATTGATGCTTCCGGGTGATCTAATTCGCCCATAGCATTATTTTGTTTAACAGGACCATCTATGTATTTTTGAACTTCACGTTGTAATATTTCGCGTGGATAAACACGACCATTACCGTTTTTTACTTCGGCTTCTTGTAGTTTACCTTGTAATAACATTCTACCGTTGGGTGATTTACCTTCGGTAAGTGTTAATTTGGCAATTCTAAATGAGGTATGATCTATTAAAAGTTGTTTCATTTATGTTATATTATTCGTTATCTAGTCCTGTACGATCCATTGGTTCCATTCCATCCATAGTTTCAACTATTTCTCTAATAATTTCTCTAAGTTTATTTAAATCATATTGACCTAAATCAGTGGTTGGGGCTTTATGTTTTGGTTTTAAGAAATAAGCAATTGTTGGTGATTTATCGTCATGTTCTTCAACATCTTCTTCAACATCGAATTGTAATTCTAATTTATTATATACATCATCTGGTAATGCTTCCCAATAATTGTATTGTAGAATAGCATCATCTTTACCATTTTGAATTGTAAATTCATCTGAATGTTGTTTTAGTACTGGGTTCATTTCAATAAATTGCATAGCTAATTTAACAGCTTCGTTTGGTTCTTCACCAGGAATATTATTTAATCTAGCTTCCTTCATAGCAATTTTCTTCATTTTTTCACCTGTAGCATCCATTTTTTTAACACCACGTACTGTTTTAGCAATAAGAGACATTAATGAAATACCTTTTTCCATTTTATTTGTTTCACCACCTTTATCAGAATCTTTCTTTACTTTCTCTACATCTTTAACGGGTTTCATTCCCATTTTCTTGTCAACTATATTTCCCATGTTTTTTTCAAGTGGTTGCATATGGCGAGCTTCAGCGTTAGCTGACTTACCACCTATATATCCGATTTCATATCCTTCTTTACCAGACATTAATGTTGATGTATAATATATTGGGTTTTTCTTTAAATTTTTAACTACTATTTTAGCAGCTTCTAATTTAGTTAAATCTTGATTTTTTTGCATTTCAAAATCAATACCAATCAATACTTCTTGACCGTTTAAATTATCAATTTCTTTAAAATGAGCATATAATGTTTTACCATCAGCGTTAGTATATTTACCTTTCTCGTCTTTGGCTTCGTTTAATGGTTTACCTTCTTCTTCATTTTCTTCATCTTCACCTTCAAAAAATCCCATATTAAAACCATCTCTATGATAGATATCATTATCTGCTGTTATATCTCCTATTGAAGTATCGGTTGAAAGTAACTCAGGTGTTTCTTCTGTTGTCTCTTCATCTTCTATTTCATTATCTTCTACATCTTCTATTTCTTCTTCTTTATCAGTATTAATAACTTTAATATCAGCTTCAGTCAATATACCTTTATTTTTAAGGATTCTAACTGAATCTTCAAATGAAGTTACATTAGTAACATATTGAGGTATAGTCATACGTAAATTACGCATGAAATTTGCTTGAGACATATTACCTTCACGTAAATCGATGTACTGTTGTTTGATACTTTTCATTGGTATATTTTATTTATCTTCCTTGACCAACATATTTCTTTGGTCTTGGGGTGTGTTTGTTGTATGATTTTTTTGCGTTACCTTTTTTACGAGCTCCAAATGTTACTTTTCTAGCTTCGCTTGAACCTTTTGCTTTTGCCATTACTGATGTAAGCTTTTAATTTTATTATTTAAATGATTTACCATTTCTGATATGGTTGCTATATTACTTTCTGTTTTCTTCCAGTATTTAACACCTTCTTCACCTTCACTTAATTCTTGCTTCATACGAGATGTGTATTCAACAATACGATCAATTTCAGCTAATTTACGTTTTACTTCACGAATTGCTTTATGTAGTTGTTCGTTTTTAGTTCTGAATTTAACTTCGTTTTTAAATTTATGGTATGTTACCTCATTAAGTAATTCTTCTTCAATGACATTTATTAACGATTCGTTCATGCTTTCTTTTTTATAATAATCATCTCCTTTTATTCCACCACCTGTGTAGCCGCTTGGAGCTGTATATCCGCTTGGTGCTCCTTGATATGATGCTTTATCGTAATTACTTTCGTCTAGTTTTTTAACTTTTATATCTAATTCTTTTGGATGAATACTAATTATTCCACCAACATTTCCACCAGGATCAAACATAAGTTCTCCATCTTTTCTAACACCTTTATATGTAGCTTTTACTTTTTTGCCGTCTTTTGTTGTTACTAAAAATTCTGCACCTACATCTTCTCTACCTATTTCATATATTTTTACTTTTTTCTTTTTCTTACCAGTTAATGACACGTAATCTTTTACTTTAGAATCAGCAGGCATTTCTGTTTCGCCTTTAGTAACTTTCCAACCTTCTTTTTCAGCGTATTTTGTAGCTGCATTTTTCTTTTGTCCTTTAGGGGAAAAAGCCATTGGACTTAAATAACCACCAGCATCACCAGATGCAGATTCTTCATCTAATATTTCGCGTGTAAGTTGTTTAATATATTCTTTTAACTTACCCATTATTTTTTGCGAAATTTAGCTAATGCTTCATTTACTACTTCTTCTAAATCTTTATCGTTTGTTATTTCTACTTCGTAATTGTCACCATCAATACTTTTTACTGTGCCTATTAAGAAATCACTACTGTCATCGAAATTAAGTACTTTAATTTTATCTCCTACAATGTGATTAACAGGTTTAATTTGATAATCTTTACCATCTATTTTACCTAAATGGTATGTACCTGATTTTTCAAAAGTAACAGTATCTCCTGGTTTTACTTCGTTTATATGAGATTCATTTATTAATCCAGCTAATTGCTGCATTCTTTTTGCTTCGTTTATCATTTTACGGATTTTAATTCTGATATTAATTGATGGAATTGTAATAAAGCCATGATATTATCATCTTTTACATTTTGATTTTTATCAAGTGGCTTTAATATATTTACTACTTCGTTAATTTTGATTTGTACCGTTTTATCTGTTACTGTTTTATTCATTTTGTTTAATTCTGCTCTGATAGCAGCAAAATGATTATTAACAAATTCACGTAATTTAACAGTATTAGATATATTGTTGATATATTCTTTCAATACAGATTTTTGTACATTAGACATGTTATTGTACTTACTATTAAATCTTTCTAGTAATGTCTTATATACTAAAATACGTGTACCTTTATCCATAGAAAGATATTCTTCCATTACACGATCTTTAACCTCATCTTTATTAACCTCTTTACGAGTAATATGCTCAAGTAAATTTACTTTATTTTCAATAACTTGAGATGGTTCAATAAATTCTAATGAATTGTGTGCTTCAATTAAATTGAAGGCAGCAGCATATTGTGAATAATTGTTGATTTTTGATTTAAAAAATTCTTCTAAATCATAAGATTCACGAATATCTTTAATAATGTTGTATTTTTCTTTGCGTAATGCAGAGCGATTTAAACGTGAAGATATTTCAAGAGTGGCATTAATTAATGATTCAGCTTTACCTTCAGTTAGTGCTTTTGAACTAACTAAAGCCTGATATAATTTATGTTCCTTAGCTAATTCAGACTTAGAAAAATACTTTCTAATTAAATTAATAGCGGCAGAATCTTTACCAGATACAGTATCTGATGCGACTTGTCTTACTAGTAATTCAAATAATATACCAGTATTTTTAAACTTGCTATGTTTTATTTTCATATAAAATAGTATGCACTACCTATAAATATGTAGTTATTATATGTCCTTAATGTTTTTTTCGTCTAATAGTGAAGATTCCTGTTCAGCTTCAAATACCATTTGTTTATCACCTCTAGGTATAGCTTTTAACATATCTTTAAAGCGTAATGATTCAGCTAATGCTAATGCACTATAGCTTTTTGGTGTACCACTACCTTCATCAGGTATATTTGCGGTATACAATGTAGCATTTTCTTCTTTACCTAATCTATCTTTACCTAATGGATCTTTTTGTGTATTAATCATAGATACTTTTTCTTCAGGACGACCAACAGGACGTTTTTCATCATATCCTGGAGGAATAGGTCCATCTACATTCATGCCTGCTCTACCTTTACCATACAATGAAGCTAAATCATGTGGTGTTCCGTATGATTGACCTGATTTAGATGGATCGTTACCTTCATTCTCAATTTGTGAGAAGCGGAATGTACGTTTCATATCTTCAGCTATTAAGTCACGATATTCATCATATTGATCTTCACTGAATTGGAATACATTATCATAAATCCAATCTGATGGTACTAATTTACTATCCACCATATCTTTAGCTAATGCAATTTTTTCTTTCCATAGTGCTACTTTTTCTTGTTCGTAGATTACTGATGGTGTTGATAGGGTTAGTTCAAAATTATTTAAAGAAGCACCATCAAATCCTTGTGTATATAGATGTACTAGTGCAATTTTATATAATTCAGATAATACTATACGTTGAATACGTTCTACTGTGCGAGCAAAGCGAATATCTTCAGCAGCTAATGTAGCTTTACCAGTTAAATCTTTTTCAAATCCGAAGAATGCTTTAGGTACTTTAAGAGCAGCTAACATTTCATCACGTAAGAAGTTTACGTCTTCGATTGCATTATATTCTAGACCTTTAATTGTATCAATCTTGGTATTACTATTAGCGCCACGTTGAGGAATATAGAAATCCTCTAATACATTCATTTGATTATAACGTAAGTTATAGTCGCCTGTTTGTTGATCCATAAATGGAGTTTTCTTCATTTTATTTTTTAAACGCTCCATGTATCCATCAACTTCATTTGGAGGTAAATTACCAATATCAACATAAAACACACGTTTTTCCGGGGCACGTGTTATACGATGGAGCAACATTGCATCCTTCATCAACACATACTGTTTGTATGTTTTACGAGCGGGTTCTATATATGCTCTACCATAAGGAAGGTAGTTAGCATCAGTTAATAGTCTAAAGTGAGCTATTTCGTAGTTTTCAAATTTAATTTTACCATCTCTATCTTTAGCACGTGAATTGATACCTCCAGCTGCAATAACCATTGGATCAATTTTAAAGCATACATAAGATGGGTTTTGTGGATCCATTCCTTCTTCACGAATCATATCATAAACTGATAATGGTGTCACACTATATACACCAAATTTTTCAGCTATTTCAAGATGTAAATAAAAATCACCATACTTACACATATTTCTAACCCATAACCATAAATTAAATTCTATATTTAATACATCGTAGAATAAATTGTAAAGTATGCGTTGAATATTTTCGTCTGCTGATCTAATTTGTAGTACTTCGTTTGCTTCATTCTTTAAAGTAGCTTCATCTGCTACAATATCAAGTGCTGATGCAATAATTGATTCAGTATCCATTGCTTCATAGTCAGTATATAACTGAATACGAAGTGTTTGATAGTTCATCGTTGGGTTATATGGCATATTAGCGCCATAGCGATGAAGTTTAGTAAATCTATCTATAAGTGCATTGGTTTTTACATTACCATATGCTTGTATTCTGTCAACGTCTGTAACCTTTAATTGGTTACCGCCTATATTTCTGATTACTACATCAGTTCCAAATAAGCGTTTCAGTCTACTAAATAAGCCTGTATTTTGTTCAGCCATTTTTAATTTGTTATATCAATAAATATTTATCATTTATAGTATCCATGTAATATCTTCAGTACCATATGGAGTTTCTATTTGGTATGGATTAGCCATACCACTAGGTAATGTTGGTGCATTATATCCACTTAAAGTACTAGACATACCATCAATAGCTTTACGGGTAACATCCATACCTTGTTGAGCAAATTTAATACCAGTATCTCTAGTAAATAACCCAATACCTAATGCCATTACCAAATCATCATTATATCCGTTTTGAGCTTGTGCTTTACCATGTTGCCAAATAAACACACGTAATTCCTCTAATAATCGTTTAGAACGAAAGACGAAATGTCTATCTCGAATGTACGACTCCATCTTTGAGATAACAAGTGGTCTTGTTTTCTGAGAGTTAGTAAATCCTGGTACTGTTTGTTCATTATCAATTTTAGCCATCCATTTATCAATATTCATTTCGCCATAAGCGCGTGGAGAATAATATAAATTTTGATAACCTTTCTCTATGATGGTATTAATAACATCCCAGCCGATATTAGCGTTTTCAGGGACTAATAAAGCGTTGTTATACTCAGTTGCAACAGAGACTAACATATGACCAAATTCCCGTGTTCCTATTTGGGATTTATATTCAGCAACTTGTTCACACGATTCAACATCGATGACATGAAACGCTGAATAATCCGAACCGTCTCCACGAGCAACGTCAGCACTGATGATATAGTTACGGCTATAATCAGGATAATTCCATATCCAAAAATCGCCGCCCATGAACCTACGTTCAACAGGCTCTTGTACATAAGTTTGTTCATAAAAAGATAAATTATCTGGTTCAATAACGGAATTACCTGATCCTAAAAAGTCACAGTCATACTCTTGGGCGAATTCACGTGGTGACATATTTGCACGTTCACGATCTTCCCACCCTGCATCTATTGGTGCTACTCTATCAGGATGTAAATTCCATTTTAATTCTATTGCTTTAAAGTCATTCTTACCAATTTGAGCTTCAGTATACATTTTATGAAACCAGTTACCAATACCATTTGGAGATGATAGTGCAATGATTCCTCCACCCGTAGCAATTGTTGGTTTAATACTCGTGTATATTTTATCAATACCTTCAATGAACGCGGCCTCATCTATTAGTAACAAAGATACAGCGTAAGATCTACCTGCATCTGAAGCAGCGGATGTAGCTACAATCTGAGAGTTATTTGCTAATTTAAGTGAGAGTTTATTATCTGATAATGGTTTTTGATTACCACGGAGCCAAGCTGGTAAGTTGTTGTACATGAATTGTACTTTCTCAACCATACCTTTAGCGGTTTCTTGTTTTGTTGCTATACACAACACTGTTTTATCTTTGTTAAATATCATTGTCCATAAAGCATATCCTGCTACTAGAGTAGAGATACCTAACTGACGTGATTTATTTACAATAGAAAAACGATTTGCTCTAAATTCCTTTAATGTATCTTCCTGGAATGGGTATAAATGGAATAGTACTCTGCCTTTAACGGGGTGAGTAATATAACAATATTTGCGGAAAAAGTGCACAGGATCCATAGCGCACTTTATATATTCCTGTTTAATTATATCTTTGATATTAGCTTGATCAGCCATATTATATACTATTGATTGTATATAAATATATAAAAAAAGCCTAACCTTACGGGGTTAAGCTTGCACCTATGGTCTAGATAGGCAGTCCTAGGTAGCAGGACGTTATTTTGTAAAGTAAAGATATGTTAATCCACCAATAATACTACTAAGTGTTATTTTAGTAAACACTAATTTTACTTTAAGTTTCTTGTTTTGTTTACGTAATTCATCAACCCATTTACCTTGCGTTTCAAATTTTAATTGTTCATTTTTAATACGCTCTTCATACATTATACCTTTTTGAACATGATTAGATATGATACTATCTTTTAATATTACTTTACTTTCAGTTAATGTAAGTTGTTCTTTTGTTAATTCATGTATTGCTTTTAAACTATCACATGATACTAATTCTTTAGCAATTTGTTTAGCAACTTGAGTTGGTATTTTTATTGTATCTTGTGATTTAGCTAATACTGGTAATAATGATATTAATATGATTAAAATATATTTCATTAGTAGTTATATCTTGATTTAAAAAATGAATCAACTTGTGTTGCGTCGTAATGATCTACTTGTTGACTTATTTCGTGATAATATTCTTTTATAACAGTTGTTTTTTCCTTGATATTGTGTATTTCAAGATCAACATTATGCACTTCTGCTTCATAAGCGTGAATAGTACTATCAATTTGTTTTTGATGTTCTATTAATTGCTTATTAATATTAGTTAATGAGTCAATTGTTGCTTTAATATCAACAGGCATTTGTGGTTTACGAGTTGATATCCAAATAACACCATATAATATAAATAAACCTACGATAACGTAGACTATTTGCTTTTTGTATTTATTTAATAATTCCAGCATAAAATTGCATTTTTCTTAAGTCATAAGCTTCATCCAATTCATCTTCTTCAGGTTCAATCTTAATTGGTTCGTATACTTTACCTGTTAATTTTTCAATACGTTTTTGTAGATATGGAGAATCTTTTACAATAGCATCAATTCTAGTCTCTAATGATTTTTTCAAATCATTTAAACGTGCTAATTCAGTTCCTGGTTTATCACTAATATCTCCTGCTGTACCACCTTTGCTACGTTTTGATTTTAATATATTAGATTTAGTAGCATCTAAACGATTTTTTAGATCATCATATTTCATAAATGCTTCGTAATCTTCATCACTCATACCACCTGCTACTGGTTCTGCTGGTTCTAATTCAGCTGCTGATGGTTCTTCGCTATCATTAAAATCTTCAGTTCCATCATCATTTGGTTCCTTATCAAAATACATTGATAATGGATTTTCAGCACTACCCATAAACAAATCTTCTGGTTCAGAAGCTTGTGTTGGTGCTTCTTCACCTGGTGCTACTGGTGCTACTTCTTCACCACTTGCTGTTAATTTAGTTAATACACCAGCATCAAGTAAACCTTTAACTAATCCGTTTGCTATTTGTGGACGAACAAAATTAAATTGGGTTTGTATTGACTTTACATCTGCTCCTGGATTTTCTTTAAAATAATCAAGAATTGCAGATAGTGGTGTACCACTAATTGATTTGGTATATGATGTTGTATCTAAATTTGGATCAGCTAATCTAAATCCTTTTGGAACACGAGCCATTTCGTCTAACTCAACAGAAGAAAGTCCTGGTTTACTTAGAGTTTGTAATTTTTTAGTTACAACTGCTATTTTTTTATCTACTGCCATTTTTTCAGCATCATGTGCTGGTTTATCAGCTGGAGATACTGCTGAAGTAGACGCTAATTCTGATTTTTTCTTTTGTAAAGCTTGTAATTGAGCTTGAGTAGATGATTTAGCAGTATCTTGTGCTTTTTTATCCATCGCAGCATCTTCTCTTAAAACCTCCATTACGGATTCACGTATTAATCTACGTAGTTGTTTAACTTTCATTGTTTTTAATTCGTTAGTTGTGATATCCATAAATATTAGCTTAGTTGTGAAATAATGGTGTTTATGCGTTCCTCTGTTGAACCTTTAATATTAATTAATTTTTTAGGTGAGTATTCAATTAGCATTTCCTGAATAGTAATGTCTATATTTTTGCGATATTCTGCATCTGTTGTGCGAACTCCATTATCTTCAATTTCAACACCTTCAGGTGATACATAAATAATTGCATCATATTCATTACGTAACGACATTATTAATTCAGTAAATTGACGCTTTTCAAACCAACCAATTGATTTAGCTGATAGTGTAAATGCGCAAACATCATATATTGTTCTATCTGTTATGATATTTGGTTTCATTAATTCAATACTACGTTCAGCAGCGAATACTATTTGACCTTTTAATGTAGAATCAGTATTTAAACTAATACCTTGATCGCGTAAATATTTACTACGTTCAGTTGCTGTTTCGTAATCTTTAAATTGATCAATTTGTTTAAGTGCATTAACTAATGTAGTCTTACCTACACTAATTGTACCGCATAATCCTATTTTCATAATATTGTTTTTTTCTCGTGTCCTATAATTAATGTAGGATCAATATATGATTTGAATCCTGCATTTCTTGCTTTTTCTTGAAATGTAAAATCTTCCCATTGATCTGGGTCTAGTGGTTCGAATGGATCTATTATACGATCAAATACTTCTGCTTTAACAAGCATAAAACCCATCCCATTTGCTTTAACCTCTATTAAGTTATTTTTAAATAGTACATCATCAGTAGTCATTGTTCTACCTTCTAAATCACAACATGCAAATAATGTAGGAGATTTTTTATATATACCTGATACTATTGGTTTATCGTGTTGGATTAATTTCTCAAGTTGCATGAAATTAAACACTTGATCACTGTCAATCCACATATAATGAGTTGGTCTAAATAGTTTAGCTCTGTCTAATAGTGCTTGTCTATTATAAAATACATTAGGTACATAACCAGATACGTGAAACCATTTCCATTCAGATGGTATATTGAAAAGAATATTAGTCCAACTATCTAGAAAATTATTAGAAAATTCACGACCAGGTAAAATAAAACCTATTTTCATTTTTGTCTATTATTTATTTTTTTCATTTGACGTGCTATTTTCTTTTCTTTTTTAGCTTCTTTAGCACCTTGTTTTATTGCTTTTTCAGCACCAGGTTTATATTTAATATCAACACTAATAGGACCGTGATGTTTATCTAAATTATATGTCCATGTTTCTACAGTATATTCATCTTCATACACTTTAGTAAACTTACGTAGTGGTTCTATATCTATTGGAGTTTCTTTAGGTCTACCTCTTCTTTCTGTCATAACGTTAAATTAAGAAAGGGACTTTGCAGTCCCTAATATTATACTCTTGCGCCTGCTGCTTTACCAGCTGCTGTTTTATAGAATGGTACACCATTAACATTTTTCTTAAATTCCAACCACTTATCTTTGCTATACTTAATACCAAATAAATAGTATTCTGCTTGACGTTTATTACCTTGTGGTATTAATGCTGCTCCATCCCAGTTATGCATTTTATTTACTCCGTTGATACGGACATAATGTGCTACTGTTTTGTCTGATTGTACTAATTTTTGTGTCTCTAATGTTTCTTTCATACGTTTTTATTTTAAAGGTATGAAAGTAATTTTGACTAATCTAATCCTTGTAAACCGGTATCGTCTTTTTTAAGATCCTTTTCTATGTCTTTCATTTCACCTATTGCCCATTGTTTTTGAGCAGATGTTAATTCATCATTAACAGCATTTTCAACGAAAGGAAGAAATTCAGTATCGTCTAATTTATATAGTGATGCAAAGAATAATTCACGAACACGTGTATCATCAACATCACTTTCATTATATATTTTACTGATAGCATCATATAAGAATTTACCAAAGCGTAGATCATTTGGTTCGTTAGATAGTTTATCTACAGCACCTACTATAGCTTGATTTTTTTCTTTATCAGCACCAAATCCTTCTGTACCAACAATTTCATACAATCCTTTTACAATTTCATGTACAAGCATTGGAAAACATAATGCTTTGGCTTTAATAATAAATTGACCTGTTTCTTCGTTATATTCCATTTCACTTTCACCACCTTGCATTTTTTGTCCTTGAGCTAATGCTGCTAACATCATTGCAATTGCATTTTCATCATCATATATACCGAATACCATTTTAAGGATTTCGTTATATTTTTCTACTAATGCTGGATTGATATCATCTAAATATTCTTTAAATAGCATAAACCCAAATGCACCTCTAATTGAGGCGCCTTGAGTTATACCATTGATAATACGGCGTTTTGCTTTTAATTTTTCAGGATCATCTTCACCAAAATCTAATGAAGCTACTTCTTCGCTATTTGATCCCGGTTCAATATTCATATCACCCAAACCAACTATTTTAGCATCAATTTTGATGTTAGCGTAATCAATAATGGGATATGCATCAGTTACCATTTGTGCTGCTACCATTTCTAATTCATCACGATATCCTTCTTCAGCATCAATGATATCATCTAATACTGCTTTAGATTTCATTAATGTTTGCATTAAATCCTTGTTACCAAGCATTGAACGCAATGATTCACCAGACTTGCCTTTTAGACCAGCCATAGTTTTTGGTGAGAATATTTTCTCGTATTCTACTTCTAATAAATTACGCATTCTTTTTAGCTTTAAAGCGTTGAATTACTTTTTTTAACATTTCAGCTTCTTTCATTGTCGCTTTAATTGCTTTAGGAGCAGGTTTTACATCAGGATTTCCTAATGGGCGACGTGGTCCTTCTTTTTCACCTGGTTTACCTGGTGCAATTGCTGGACCTGGTTTTTCTTTTGGTTTTGAAGGTGCAGGTGCATTTTCTTTTGTATATACCTTCATTGTATCTTTCAACTGTATAATTTTAATTCCAGCAGCATTTGTTCTACCTAATGCTCTAACAGCATCCATTGCTTCTTCTTTAGAATTATAAAATTCTTTAGTCATAGGATTTCCAGTCTTTTCATTAACTATTCTCCATTTACCTGCATTAGGATTAGAAACGGATTTTGTTTTCATTTCTTCATTCAATTCTTGATTGATAATACGGCGTATAGCTTCGCGTAATTGTTGTTTAGTCATTATTAGTATTTGATAATAAATATTCGGCAACATAAATACCATGCGCTCCTGATACAGTAATACCACGAGCACTTAACGCATCACCAACAAAGTGTACATTTGGATATTCATTTAATGCTAAATTAGTGTAATTTACTAGTGGTTCTGGTGATAGATACTTTACTTCAGGGATGTACATACCCCAATCATCACCAAATTCGAATATTTTATTCATGTCATCAATAAAATTCACGACATAATCCATGTATCCTCCCATTACTTTTTTAACAAAACCATTAAATGTATCTTCACCAATTGGGTGAGCTATTACAGTTGTACCTTCAGATGTTAATCCTGGTTGGCGAGTAAAATTAGGTGAATAATATAATCCTTCATTATTTATTTGCAGCTTATTAACTACATCACGTGACCACTTAAATGGATCTTCAATACCTTTAATTTCCATCAATATACCAAAATTGGTCATATCATTTCGGAATTGTTCACCCTTTTTCGCATGGCCATTGTATGTAATATCACCATAAGTTTCTTCTACCGCGACATAAGCAGCATTGTTATTAGTACAAAAAGAACGTAGTGATACATCTTCAAATTTTTGGTACAGTTTAAAATCATATGATATATCTATTAATTTCTGAAAATATTTTTGTGGTGCTTCAAAACGGACTCCCACTTGAACTGATTTAGGTTCAGTTGGTAGTTTATAGTCGTCTGATATTTTTTGTGCAAAATCAATACCTGATTTACCTACTGCAAATATTAATTTATCATAACTAATAATACCTTGAGATGAATGAGCATCAGGTACTACTTTACCAGTATATCCAAAATAAGATAAACTACTCTCTTTAAAATGAATACTATCTACTTCAGTATTCCATTTAAATTTAACACCTTTATCAATTAAATATTTATACCATTTTTTAGCTATTTCATGTAAGTAGTTTGAACCAATATGCCATACAGGAAACAAACGTAATCCAAAGTATGGTTTAATAAAGTCTGGTTCAGCTACTGGATCAGACATAAATATTTCTTCTGGTTTAGGGTGGAAACGTCTGAAGTTACTAATAACTTGATCCATTAATTGCATTGCTTTTTCTTCACCACAATATTTTGATAATTGACCTCCGATTGCTGTGTGATATGTTAATTTGCCATCACTCCACCCTCCTGCTCCTAGCATACCTGTCATTACCTCTTCAGGTAAGCGGTTATGTGGATCATTACCTTTGTCTATGATAGTGATTAATTCACCAGGATAGCCATTATCTACTAATTTAGTTGCAGCGTTTATGCCCGCTACACCGGCGCCTACGATTACGATTTTCTTTTGCATATAATTAAATATAAAATTTTTATTTTGACGAACAAAGAGAAAGCCCACCTTTTAGGTGGGCCACAGCTCCATAATTTTATTTAGTCGACAGGCTATGAATCTTGTCTATATGTTACCCAATTATATTGGCTAGTTTTTTCAAACGTTCTTGTAATTCTTGTTGTGGGTTTTTAACTATTTCATCGTATTGAGCCATAGTTAATGTTTTACCTGTTTCGCTTAACGCAATTATATTTTCAGCTACGTTATGTAAATCCATATCGGTTTTAGCGTTTTCACGAGCGTATTCTAATAGGCGTATAAATAAAGGTACGTCTACTGTTATTTTGTCTGATGGGTTAAAACTCGTCATTTTCGTCTATTTGCTGACCTTTAGGAGCAAACTGAGGTCTGTTACCTTGTGTTATTCCTATAAAGTCAAAGTTATTAATAAATTGTTCTGCTGTTACTAATTCAAATTTGCTGTTACTAACCATTACTAAACCACCTGATATTTCTTCAATAAATGATTTTTTAATTTCATTATCCATATCATCACCAGACATATTAAATATATTTCTACCTAATAATGTTTTAATAATACCTCTAAAACGTTGAATATCTTGATAATCAGCATTAGCAGATATTACTTTACCAGATATTGATATATTTTGATTTACGTCTGCTTGTTTAATTTTTTCTATGTCTTCAGGTGATATATCTAGTGCTTTATCACCAATAGCAAATTCTGGTTTTAACTTTTCATCAGATGAAATTGCAATAAATTTATTTCTTAAATCTGATAGAAATGATTTTAATTGTGGTAACTGTTTTTTACCGAAAGATGTCCAGTTTACTTGTTTATTGTTTTCATCACCTTTAACTGCTTTTCCAAATTCTTGCCATCTTTTAAATAAATCATCTCCTAATATAGCTTTATATTCTGGTTTGTCAAATATTTCTTCTTTAAGAAGCCATAAAGTAGTTGTTAATGCTGTTACAGGACTTCTAAAAGTACCACCTGCTCTAATTGGTGTTTTATCGTTTGCTTCTTTTAATTCATATGCTTTACCATCAACCGCAACATCACCTAATTCACCTTTTTTAGATATCTTTTGGCCACTTGCTGATGCTATTATTAATGTTACTTCACCCCTACCCATATCACTTTCCTTAATATCAAATGTTTTTTTAATAATTTCGGAATTGTTGTTAAGGAAAGAAATGATTTTATTAATATCGTTTGAAATATTTTTAACGATTAGTTGTTTATCTTTATCAGATAAACTTTCAAGAACAGTTTGTTTTGTTTTTTGACTTAAATTTTTTGAAGCTAATAAAGCCATAAAATCATTTGATTCTTGTCCTTTTTCTCCAGGACCAGCTTCATCTAATTCAACATTATATTCAGCTAATATTTCATCTAATATAGCTTTTTTAGTAGGATCATTTACATCAACGATTCCATCGTGGCAACGGTATGACCACTCATTTAATATTTTATCTATAACATTCATATTATGCTTCGGCTGGAGGGGTTTCTTCTTCTGCTGGTGGTGCTTCTGCTGCAGGTGCAGTAGTTTCAGGGCCTGCTGCTGCTAATTCAGGACCTAATTCAGCTCCGGATGCTGCAGGAGATTCAGCTGGAGGTGGTGTTGTTCCTCCACTTTCCATACCTTCTTTAGGTGCGTAATTTAATTCTAATAAATCAGCTATACCCTGTGAAGCACGCTCTAATTCACCTATATTAATTGGATTGTATCTTTTACCTGCTACTTTAACTTGAAAATTTTCTTTACCTAGATATTTAATACTAAAATCTTGTCCGTTGATTAAATCAACTTTAAATGTTGTTGGTTTTGGAGCAACAATATTAATACCATTAACGTAACGACCAAAAGCTGGAGACATTAATTCTTCCATTATCTTTTTTAGTCCAGGGAAGCGATATACCATATACATCGCCTTCTCTGCTTTTCGCTGTTGTTCTTCTTGCTCTTTAAGAGCTTTTTTAACAGCTACCTTAATGTATTTTTCTAATATTAGTTGTTTATTCATTATCGTTTAATTCATGGAATCCTTGAGCCGCTTGATCAATATAGTTTTCAGCATTTGTAATGTGATCTTGAATCCATCCTGGGATATCACGCTCCATATTTCCTAATTTGTTCATTAGTTGAGCAGCGGATTTAATAATTGATTTTAAACTAGCTTGAGCCATTGCTACTTCGTGATCATCACCTTCTTTAATATTTTTAGATATTGTTTTACGGCGATTAGCAAGATATTTATCTGTTTTATCTATCTTACCATCATTGTTGATGTCATCGTCTTCTTGACCTACTTTATCTAATAATTCAGCTAACTTTATCATTTTAAGAAACGTAGTTTATAAATTGTAGAATTAATTAAAGCAACAACTTCATCAATTTGATTTTGAATGTATGTGTCTTGTGGAAGTACTTGTCTACTTTTTTCAACGTACATACAAAGTGTTTCAAAATATGTAATTACACCTTCGCAGTTTTGAAATTCTTGTAGTGCTATATTGCCATACCCGCTAATAATACCATATTTTCCTTGGTATGATTCTACAATACCATCAGTTATACCTACGATTTCATCATAATAATCATTTAGTGCTTTATGAGCAGCAAATGAATCTGTTTGAAGATGGAATACGTGTGCTTGTGTGCGTGATGCAAACAAAGTTGATATAAATTGTCCTACGATTGGGTTATTTTCCATTATTATTTTTTAATTACTTTTTTAAGAATAGCACCAGCTACTTTTTTACCAGCTTCTTCTGAACCATATTGTTTAGCTGCTTTTTTCTCAATTTTTTCAAATCCTTTACCTTTTTTACCGATATCAGTACCTTTTTTGAAGCGAGCTTCGTCTACTACTTTTTCTTTTTTATCAGATGTAAGACCCATCATTTCTTTGATTTTATTTTTTTCATCAGAAATACGAGCTTCTAATTCAGTAATTTTATCGTCTACTTGTTGTTCCAACGCTACGCCTTTTGCTTTAAGAGCATCTAATTCTTTAGCGAATTTAGCTAAATCAGCAAATTCAACTTCAGTTGAAGCTGTTTTTTCAGCAAATTTAGCAGCTTGTAGTTCATCTTTATATTGCTTAAGAGCAGCTAATTCTTTTTTAAGATCAACTAATTTACCAGAACTTTTTGGGGCTTTTTCTTCTTTTTTTATTGCCTTTTTAGGTTCTTTTTTTACTTTATTTTCTTTTGCTTCAGTTATTAAACTGCGTACGAACATGCGTAATGCGAAATGGTTCATTGTTTTTATGTTTATATGTATAAATATTATTGATTTTTGGTTTCATTAACGTGTTGTCTTATTAATTCCCGTACTTCATCTAAATGACGTGGATTATTAGCAACATATTCACGTACTAAATAGTTACGTACTTCGGCTAAGTTACGACGTTGTAGTGCTTGCATTAGTTCTGCTGGTGAATTTAATGTTATCATTGTACCATCGGGTAGTAATATATAGTTTCTATTACCTGGTTGTATATTGATTGATGCTATTACTTGTTGGTTTGCTAAACGTATTATATATATTTTACTAGGACCAACAGCAATAACTCTACCTACAGTACCAGCATTACCCAATTGGTTATTACGACGAGCCGCACCCCTATCACCATTTGGAGCAACACGTAAGGCATTATCTACATTTAATCGTCTATAATCAGCACGTGGCAATGCATTAAATGCAGCTAATATTCCTGTTTCATCCATTAATTCACCTACATTTATATCTCCACCTCCTGCTGCTGCTGCTGGTGCAGCTGCACGTGGAGCGTTAGCTACACCTGCTGGTCTACCTCTTCTACCCGTTGCTGCAGCAGCTGCTACTGGTGTAGCTTCATCTGGTGTGACTCCTAATAATTGACGAGCCATTGCTGTAGGTATATTTGCTTTAATTAATTTACCTGAATCAGATAATTTAAGAGATTCTCTTGGGTTGGTTTTATTTACAAAATAATTAACCCCATTTGCTCCAGTAGCTATTGCATAGCGATCTGTTGGTGATAATGGTGGTTGAGCGGCAAACCATGATTTTTTAGCTTGGGTATTACCATATGTACTTCTCCACATTCTTATTACTTGATCACTTTCATATACTTTATTCTCATTTCTCATCCAGTTGAAGTAAGCTCTAAATGATCCTTCATCCATCCTATTATTATAAGATAAACTTCTCCAATCATCGCCCCCACGTCCAAAATCAACTTTATCATAGAACATGCTATTGTATGG